GTCGCTTTTTCATCTTGATAACGCTTCTTATCTTGCTCTGCTAAATCTTCGTAATACTTTACCTTATCAGGATTTGATTCCTTCAAAGCCTTCCATCTCGCACCTATCTCTGTAATAATACTTTTGTTATCTATACCAGAATTTTCCGTCTTAATTTCTTCTCTACAATCTACAGAAAAAAACATATAACTTGACTTGTTTTTCTTTGGCTCGCTTGGATCCTTGGTTTTTGAAACTTTCTTCACTTTCTTTTCATTTTGTTTTGATGACATTTTTATTAAAATACACAAATCTTTAAATAATGATTTTTGTGTGTAAATAAAAAAATTGATTTTTTTAAATTTAAATTAAAAAAAAATATATGATGTATAACATAGCTAGCGAAAAATATAACGATGACGCCTTTGTAATTAAAGGTGCGGATACTATTAAATTTAAAGATACATTTAAAGAGTTTGGAGGTAAATGGAATAGTGTAATAGGAGGATGGGTTTTTAGTTTGAAATTAAAAAATAAATTAGACAAGTTTTTAGAGTTAATAAACTCCGACACTGAAAAATCAGAAGTTACTACTGATTTTAATCTAGAAACAATTCCTACAATACAGAAATATACAGATAAATCTTTTATTCTAATAGGAAATACAAAACCTTACAAAGATAAAATTAAAGAACTAGGAGGTTCATGGAACTCAAAACTAAAAGATGGTAATAAAGCATGGGTCTTTTCGTTGACAAAACAAAAAGAGGTTGAAAGTTGGCTAAATGATGAGTTCGGAAAAAATAAAATAGTACATGATGTAGAAATTATTGAAGATGAAGACGAAGATGATGTATCAATTTTTACTAATAAAAAAAGATTATTGTAATAAAATGTAATTTTAATACCTATAAAAAGGTTTTAAAATTTAATAAAGAAAACTTAAAACGTTATTACTTATATGTTCATCTATCCTATTATAGTAATTTTTTTCATAAGTCATACCAAATAAAATCATACTATAAATATGTTTTAACATAGAACTTTTAACTTTATTTGGTTCAATACTATCTTCTACTTCCATAAAGTCTTCTAATTCATCTCCACTAAAATCATCTGGTATTTCTAATATAAAATTTTTATAATCTTCAAATATTTGAGAACGTGTATCGCAACTACATAAGATGTTTAAGTAATCTTTATTGGTATACTGCCCGCAATTTCTACAAAAAGAACATCTAAAAATTTTGCCACTTATTTCCAATATCATATTTCTACTATTACATTCATCGTATCTGATTATATTCATAATTATTTTTAAACTAATTTCTTTCTTTGTAAAATCAATTTTTTTATTTTTTATAATACATGATTTTCGAAATCTTTAAGTCCTGAATCACACATGGTATTAGCCCAATCTGCATTACTTTCATCTGACCTACTCCACCATACAGGTCGTCCATGAAATCCAGGACAACATTCATACTTTGCTAAATCCCCAGGTGGAAAAGACTTACATAGTTCTTGTTTTGCAGGATTAGAACTATACATATATGCTCCTCCATCACATAATTTTTCAGGTGTTACCTGAAAATGAAAGTTATCTCTTTGATTTTTGTTTAAATTACTATTAATCGTGAAATACATTACAAATGCGAATAATCCCGAAAAAAGCATTATAACAAGGCTGGAATTTATTCTAGGATAAACAGAAGATATATACATGCCTCCTTCTGAAAATATATAAAATAAGCAAATAATTATAGCGTAAAAAATTATTCTATTTTTATCGAATGTCATTTTTATTATATAAAAACAAAAAAAATATAATATAATATTTTTTTGTCACCTTAAATAAAAATGGAAAATAAAAATACTTTAAAATTAAATACTTCGCAAAGAGTTCTTATAACTTTTTGGATTATTTTGCTTTACATATTAATATCTTCAAAATTTATGTATTTAGCAACAAATAAGGTATTAAATACGATAAAAAATAATTCACCTACATTTTTAGGTTACATTTTACATTTAATATTATTTGCTGTAATAGTTTATCTAAGTCTTACTCACATACCTGTGCCAAATATTTAAAAAAATGATTTTTAATTTTTAGTAATTAAAATTAAAAATATGAATTCACAAGTATCTAAAAAAAGATGCGATAATTGCAACACTAGTTTTAAAAAATCTGCGATAATTAACGAATGTAAATGTCAAAAATTTTTCTGTTTAAAATGTTCTCCTTATTATATGCACAGCTGTAGCTTTAACTGGCTAAAGGATAAAAAAGAGAATTTATTGGAGTCTAATCCTAGAATAAATTTTCAAAAAATAGAAAATATTTAATTCAAATTATATTTACTTTTGTCTTTATTTGATACAAAAGTAAGCAAATAAGAATAAGAACTTGAAGGACAACGTAGTTCTTTTAACTTTAAAATAAAACCTAAATTCATTAAGCTTAAATTTGGAGTATCAACTCCTAATTTTTTTATCAGTTTATCATCTATGTATTGACTCATTCCAAAATCTATAATATATAATTTTTTTCCTTTAAACATATAGTTTAGTATGTTAGAATCTCCATGAAATACTTTGGCTTTATCAAGTAGTTTAAAAATTTTTATAATTTGCTTTTGTTGTATTTCAGTTATATCACCATTTTGTTCTTTCATTTTATCGTATAAATGCGTATCCATTTTTTCCATTACAATATATTTACTAATCGTGTCTATTTCAATTACTTCTGGAGATATACCATATTTAGAAGCTTTTTCTTGTAGATCTGCTTCTTTTCTTATTCTATCAGATGATTTTGTTTTTTTAAAAGTTTTCATAGCATACTCATTACTATCTTTACTTTCTCTTATTTTTACAAGGTATGTTGTACCTTCTTTGCCTTTTTCTCCAATTTGTTTTATTTTTATATACTTATCAACCTTTTCTTTTTTATATTTTTCGTATTTTTTAAAGCATCTTAACATCTCCAAAATCAAGTCTTCTTTTTTTCTTGGTATTTCGATATCCATATCAGTTGCTATATCTTTTAATTCTTTGTAAGTTAAAATATTCAATTGTTTTATATCCATTTATTTGTTTAATTTTTTAATTTTTTAAGTGAAATAAAATATTTTGTTTAAATAAATGTTAATATCATCTACTTTATTGAAAAACTCTTTGGAAAATTATAATAACCTAAAAAGAAAGGAAAAATTTACGATGTCTGGCGATGCTGTTAAATCTGGATTAGCCACGTCATTTTATACCTTCATTCTTGTTATTTCTATTATATTTTTTGTACTAGAGTTATTCCTTTTATATTTTGCGATATCAATATCAATATATTGTTCAACTTCAAAAGAAGAAAGAATAGTTAATTTTGTTTTAGCAACTATTTTTACAGCTCCATACATTCTTGTAAAGATAACTTTTGATCCATGTACAAAAGAGTATTTACAAAATGGATTAAATAATGTTGTTTAAAATTATTCTCCAGTAGAATTAGTAATCATTTCAGTTTCGGGGTATTTAGTATACCAAAAATGCAATCCTAAAGTTACAGGAGAAACAAATTCAAATAATACAAGAGATACACCAAGAACAGGGTACTTAACAGATATAGACGTAATTTCTGGTAAACCAGCCATTTTTGCTAAATAGTCAGCTGCCAATGCCCCTACATTTATAAATTGCATCATAATAAATATTGTCAATGAATTATTTGCAATATTGACACTCATAATTTTATTTATTGAAATAAAAATAATTTAATAATAAATAAATGTCTTGTAAGAATGCAATTGCTATTTTTAACGAAAAAAATATAAAAGGTGAAGTAAAATTTCATGAATGTAGAGATACTAAAGACGTTATAGTATTTTTCAATTTAAAAGGTTTTAAACCAAATGCTATACATGCTATACATATACATGAATATGGAGATCTAAGTGACGGATGTACATCTTTGGGTGCTCATTTAAATTTGAAAAATAAAAATCATGGTAACTTAGGTGATATTAGTAATAGTCATACAGGAGACTTGATAAATAACATACATGCCGATACTAAAGGTAATTTTAAATATTCTTATGTTGATCCGAGATTAACACTTACTGGAAATATAAATAATTCTATTATAGGTTGTAGTGTAGTTATTCATGATGGAATCGACGATCTTGGTTTGGGAGGAAATGCTGAAAGTTTAAAAACAGGTAATGCAGGTGCAAGATTGGCGTGCAGTATTATAGGTAAATCAAAAGATAGTTAGTGTAATTTTTAATATTAAATGATAGTATTAAAAATTATTTTTTTATTTTTCAATTAAAATTATTCTACCTATATGATCATTTATATTTTTTATAATTTCTTCTGTAAAAATACTTTTATGGAATGCTATTAAATTTCTACAAACATATAAACAACCAGGAAGAATTTCATCTATCAAAAATATTTTATAGTCTTTTTGTTTAAGGTAATTTGCAAGAGTATCATAATCATCTATACCGATATGTTGCTCAAAAGTTATTATAGGATGATATATGTCTATAATATTACTACTTCCTTGTAATACTTTATATTCCATACCTTCTACATCTAAATGAATGTATCCTATATTTTCTATAATATTTTTTTCATATAAATAATCTAAAGAAACACACACTACTTTTGTATTGCCATTATTACTTGGTAATAACATGCAGTGATTTATATTATCATTAGTCGACAATATTTCATTCTTATAACTAAGTGCACATTGTATCCAAATAACATTATGTATATTATTTAGCTCACAAGTTTTTTGTATAAATGATGTATTTTCGGGAGATGGATCAATGGCATAAACATAACCAGATATGTTTTTTGCCCAAGGTATAGAATTATCTCCTATCCATGCACCAGAATCAATAATATTTTTATTTTTTGGTATTATGTTGTTATTTATTAAATATGTATTTATCCTTCTAAATAATACCTCATGTGAATCTCTATTGACAAAGTATGTAGAACTGGGATGATCCAATAATTTAATTTCAATATTATTGTCATTTGTAAAAATACAACTCATTATTATTTCTTATTGAAATCTATATGTTTAAATAAGATAAAAATTAAATCCATTCACCTTTACTATATTTCTTTGTGTAAAATATATTTTTGTTTTATCCAAAAGTATTTTCTTCTTCAATTGACATGTACAAAAAATTATCCTTAGAAATTCCAATATTATGTTTGCTTTTATAATTTTTGTAAATTTCATTTAATGATTGAGAACCTGATAACAAGGTATTATCACAAAATAAAAATAAAGCTTTTGAAGGGTCTAATTTTATCTGACTTCTTATACTTGCTAACAAGTAAGAAACAGATAAATCATATGGTACTAAAAATTTATTTTTTTTTAACAACTTTTCAAGGGTTGCATTTTTTGTTAAAACTATAACGGGTATTCTGTCTGGAAACTTAGAAATTATTCTATTAGACTCGGATATTCTTTTTGATAAATCGTTTTCATTATTTAAAGCTACTAAACTCATTTTATTTAGAAAAAGAAAAAATAAAAATTTTAATTATTTTTTATAGTTAAAAAACTATGAAAAATATTTAAACAGGAGCTTCGCATTTATTTGCTTTTTTATTATAATCAACGATATCATTTTCTCCAAGTACAATAATATCTCCATTTTCAATTTGTTCATCAGCACTTTTAATTCTGTAGCCATGCCATCTTAATCCTTTTTCTGGTTCATCCCATAATTTTGTAAAATATTCTTGAACGTCATTTCTAATTGGAGTTGTATGTTTTGGATACCCCATTTTATACCACATTAAGAAGCCTTCATATAACTCTGTTAAGGTTATATATTTATCAGCTTCAACAATACATTCATCAATAAATTGTCTATATATATCATTTTGTTTTCTATACATATTAGTCGCCATTTTAACTTTTTCTGGTTCAATTCTTCCTTTACCTTGAATGCTTTTGCGATGTTCAAGAAGAAGCCAACACATAGGTTCTAATAAACTTTGAATTTTTTTATTAAATTCCGGGTCCATTGGAAACTTTTTCTGTTTTAATTGTTCTTCATAAGTTTCTGGACAAGGCTGACCAGGTCTGACAAATGTAGTCTCAAAAGGAAGAACTTTAACACGATTCCAAAATGCTTTATCAGCGTGTTTAATTTTAATTAATTTGTTACATACAAATATTAACTTAAATAACGGAACAGTTTCTTTTGTAGATTTACCTTTTTCAAATAAGTCTCTAGCCCAGAATGAATCATTTCCAGATAGTGATTTCAACATACCTACGTTTAACTCTTCATCTCCATCTGGTTCTTCTAATACAGCCCATCTTACTCCACCTCCTGCTCTCGATAATTCAGGAGATGCCATTCCTATTGATGTTTTCTTACCTGTTACTAAAGTTGTACTAAATTTAATAGCATAAGGACCTAACATTCTTTCTAAAATCGTTTGGGTGACAGATTTTGCATTATCTCCTTCTCCTGTCCAAAATATAATTATTTTTTGTTTATTTCCTCCTTCAAATACATCAGAAGATGTATCTAAAAAATAATTTCTAATAGACGTATCTGGAAAAACTTTCTCTAGATAGTCATATACATCTAAAACTCTTTTATCTGTTTTTTTAAAATTAATATAGTTGATAGGCATCTGTTTGCTAATATAATCTTCTGGAATTCCAGCTCTAAATATATTTAATTTTAAATCGTAAACACCATTTTTAAATCCAATTAAATAAGGATTTGTATCTAACTTATCTTTAAAATCTTTATTGAAAAAAACTTCACATGCTTCATTCATAATATTAGTTTTATATGGTGAATTTTTCAAATTAGAAATCAGCTTTTGAAATTGTTTTATTTTTGTTGCATATGATTTATCTTCTGATTTATCGGCCAAAGATGAATTATAGAAAACTTCTCCTCCATGTTTTCCAAATATTCTGACTATTTCACTTGAAATTTTCTCTCTTAAAAAGATACCTCCTTCAATTTCTTCCCAGTGGTGATTTTTAAATTGAAACCATGTTTTATTTGTTATACTTGAACATATATAATCTGTTCCGTAAAAAACATGCATTAGTTTAGCGATATCATTATGGGACCCTTCAATTCCTTCTTCAATATGTTTTTTAGCATTTTCTATTTGCATTTCTTTATACATTTCTTCGTTATCTAATTTAGCATAATAATGTAATGTTCCAATCTTTAATCCATTATCTTTTTTTGTCATTTTTTTCCACTGATTAATGCACTCGTTTTCATCAAATTTATCTTCACATCTGCTTGAAAAATCAATCCATAATTGCAGGGCTTCATCACACCCATCTCCAATAGAATGTAATATCCAACCTATATGCAACCAGTTATTCCTGTCATCTGCTCTAAAATCAGAAACCATACTTAATAATTTTTTGGCGATACTTAAATTTTGATTTATAGAATTTTCATTATTGATTTTTTCTTCTTCATTTTCATCTTCTATTTTATATTTTTTATTTATTTGCTTTTCTTTTACTGGTGAAGGTAGCCCATACTTTATTTCGCTACAAGTTCTATTAGATGGTAATATACTTAAAATTCTAGGTAAATTTAATTCTATGTTATCTTTCATATCTATAAGCTGATCTGATATGTTAAAAACATTATAATATCTAAAAGCTTCTTCAAGAGATATATTCTCACCTTCAGAGTTAATTATTTTTGTTATTTTATAAGGTTTCATATGTTCACCTTCTTTTCTACTTCCGTAGAGTAGCCAAGGTGCTTTTAAGTACCCAGAATCAAAAACTTCACTTGAATCTTCGTAGTTTAAATTTGAGAAAACATTTAGCTTTTTAAGATGATCCTTTATTCTTGGTATAAGATGATTTTCATGTTCATTTTTACTCAGAAAACAATTAGGAAATTGAAGGTGAAAACCACTCTTGAAAATTTTAAGTCCATTTTTAGTGATTGTATACATATCCTTTTCTAAGACGACACATAATAAGTGATCATCTGTACAATCTTCTATTATATTTCTTAATACAGACTGATATATCTCTACCACATCTCTCAAATTTTTTTCAGTATAAATATGGTTATCTACTATCTCTAAATATTCCATATCTTCTTCTGTTTTTTTTATATCTATGTCACATAGAACAGGTATATAATTTTGAGGTTTTTCGGCTAAGCCAATAATAAAGTTTTCTTTCTCTGTAAAAACAGCTTCATTATATAGCTTCCAAAATTCTTCAAAAGAATCTCTATTTAGTTGGTATTTACCGCGTGGATTAACCATCGAAACATGAGTATAATATACCCCATCTACGTATTTTTCTTTTAAAAATTTATTAAATTGTACCGACGAAGAATTCATTTTGTTTAATTTATAATTATTATAAATATTTTTCATTTTTAAATTTTTTTTCATTTTTATTTTTATATCTAAAGCAAAAAATGATTTGATTTTTTTACCTATGTTTTACTCTTAAAATGCAAAGGGACATTATCATTGGTAGATAATGGTACGTAAATTAATTTTTCTTTGTTAAAATGTAATATTCCACTCTTATAACATTCTTGCAAATAATCTAGACTTTTACCTTCTTTAGAATATTCAGAGCTTTCTGCAAAACTGTCTATTTTATTCTTTATAAAATTTACATCTCCAAAATAAGTAAGATGATATCCAGCATCTAATATAGTAAAATATTCATACGATAATCTAATGCTTGTTAATAAGTTAAATTTTTTATACATATAGTAATTTAATAATTTAGCATGATACCATCTACGAAATGTGGTTAATTCTATATTATAATAATATAGAACCATTTCTATACTATAAATATTATTTTCAATACATAATGTCCTATTTTTTATATTTTCAATCACGGATTTTTTAGGTATTTCATCGCAATCTGAAATAATAATAATATCATCGTCTTTAAGTTCTAACTCATCTATAACATTTCTACAACATTCACGTTGATAGTTTTCTCTGTACCAATTATCATTTTCTACTTTAATATGTTTTGAAAAGTCATAATTCTCCTCGAAATCAGTAAACCTGTGTATTATTTTATCTAAATATTTTGAAAATAAATTCTTGTTTTCAGTAAAATATAAAGGTTTTTCTGCGTTACTATGCGTTCTTACACCTTCAATTATTATAAAATAATCAACTACGTCGTATAGTTCTTCAAATCTAATTTTTAAAATATCAAGCTCATTATAAAACATAAAACAATCAATTATTTTCATTTATATTCTATGTCAAGATACTTTTAAATTATATAAATATTTTTATTTTCGAAATATATAATTTAAAGAGGTATATCATACTTATTAAAAAATTTATGAGAACTAGCATTATCTGTTTAATTTATAAAAGTGTAAAATACCTTAAATTTGTCTATGAACAAATACTAAAATATACAGACCTTACAGATACTGAATTTTATTTTGTTGCAAATGATGCGAATGAAGAGGTTATTAGTTATTTAAAAACTCATGGTATAAAACACTATATATTTACAAATAGTCCCGAAAACATAGCTGCTCACAATGTAACAAATTATTATGTCGATAATGTATACAGAGCCTGGAACTTTGGAGCCAATATGGCTCAAGGTAAAAATATTGTGTTTATTAATAGTGATATGGCATTTTCACCTAACTGGCTAGATAATTTATATAAATATCACACAGAAAATAATTGTGTTACAAGTAGATTACTTGAAAGTGGAAGATATTCTAGTGGTACGCATGGTATAACATTTGATTGTGGTAAATTTTTACGAGACTATGATGAAAATAAATTTTTGAACGCAGCAAGTTATATGTCAAAAGATGAAATTCATGAAGGTGGGTTATATATGCCATTACTAATTAAGAAAGAATATTTTATTAAGGTTAATGGATATCCAGAAGGTAATATTGTTCCTGGAAGCGACATATTTAATCCTATTATTGCCAAAAAATATACTGATTGTATTCCTGGAGATAAGGTTTTTATGGATAAATTAAATACTTTTGGAATTAAGCACGAAACATCTTTTAGTAGTATAGTTTATCATTTTCAAAATGGTGAAATGTTTGAATAATAATTTTTAGTTATAAATTTTTTATTAACCATAAAATAGGTTAATATTAATTTTTTAAGGCTCTATTATAATTTAAAGATATATTTTTATATTAAAAATAAAATGCACCATTCTGATTTCATATCAATACTTAGCTCAATTAAAAAACCAAATATTTATTTAGAGTTAGGATTATATACAGGCGAAACTATGTCTAAGGTTGTTAAATTTTGTAATAAAGCATACGGGGTCGATATGCAATCTAATACTTATTTGAACGAATTACAAAATAATAATATCGAAAAACTAAATATCTATTACGAAACAACTGACCAATTTTTTGAACATTTTGATGAAAAGATTGATATGGCATTTATAGATGCAGATCATGCATATAATAGTGTATTAAAAGATTTTAATAATATTTTAAAGTTACTTTCTGACGATGGTATTATATTTATACATGATACTGATCCTGAAAATAATATGTTATTTTCTAAAGGTTATTGTGGCGACTCTTATAAAATAGTACCTCTTTTTGAAAATAGAGATGATATAAATATTATAACATTACCTATGACTGAAGCAGGTTTATCTATAGTTATGAAAAAAAATTCGTCTAGAACTTATATTAGAAATAAAAAAAATAAAATTGGATGGTTAGTAAATGATACTCTTACTTGCATTCCAAATACTATTACATTTTGGCATAATTTGTTAGATTGGTTCCCGTATCTCGAAGACAAAACAAATGGATATACAGATTTTTCTATTTTACCTTCAACAATAGAAAATGATTTTACATTAAGTAACAATAAACCTTATTATATTATTCGAAATGGAACGTATTTTAGACCTTTAAATGTAGATGCTAAAACAATAGTTTTAATTCAAGACATTCATTATGGAGATTTGTTTAATCAACAAATTGAAACTATTAATAAAGCTGATATTGTCATTTTTAATAGTAATTATGTGTATAATAAGTATTCTTCATTTATGAAACATAATAGATATAAAATTATTCCATTAGGAGTTAATTTTGATATGTTTAAACCTTCACAAAATAAATACCCTGGTATATTACCTAACTCTATATTATACATAGGAAATTCAAGTATATATCCAAAAGGATTTGATAGAGTTTTAAAAATTGTGGAACAGATGCCTAATCAAAACTTTTGTTTTATTATGAAAGACGATTACACTATAAATCATCCTAGAATTAAAATATTCAATAAAATTAGTCAAAAGGATGTTTCAGACATTATAAATTCGTGTATATGTACAATATGTACAAGCAGAGAAGAAACTCAACATTTATCTGGAATACAATCTGGTGCCTGTAATGTTCCTATAGTAGCTACAAGTGTAGGTGTTTATGATGATATTAAAAATTCAACAGAATGGGGTTTAATTGCTGATGAAACTAATTTTGTTGAAAAAATTAATTATGTTATAAATAATATTGACGATTTTAATCCTCGTAAATTCTTTTTAGATAAGGGATATTCTATAGATACATGCCGTGAAAGCTGGAAAATAATGATAGAAAATTTATAAAAATATTTTAAACTATTTTTTAGTTTAAAATAATTACAACAAATTGTAAATGTTTAAATAGACTAATAATTCTTCTTTAGTTAATGGGTTAATTTTGCTATTATAATTCATAATATTATCTGTTATAAGTAAATTTTTGTAAGAAGGTTTGATGTACATATACTCATCAATCTCTTTTATTAATCTCATAGACTGAGTTTCACTTATTAAAGATTCCAACATTTTTTCACCTGGTCTTAAACCTGTAATTTTAATAGGTTTGTTATACTTTTCAGAAAATATTTCAATTAAATCTATTAATTTCATGGATACTAATTTGGGTATAACTATATCTCCTGATTCTCCATATAAAATAGCATGTTCAATTAACTTTACACTCTGTTCTAATGTCATAACAAATCTTGTCATGTCTGGATGCGTTAATGTAAATTCTTTTACAAGTGGGTCTTGTCCTTTTTCATGTAAAATAGGAATTATGCTACCTCTTGAATTTAAAACATTTCCATATCTTATATTTACAAATTTACATTTTTTGCAATGTAACGATTTTTCTACTATAGCAGCTTCTGATAAAGCTTTTGCCATACCATACACATTTGTAGGTTCGCATGCTTTATCTGTACTAACAAATATCACGCTTTCCAAATTTAAAAGTCTATCTTCATTTGACTCTATTGCATTTAATACGTTCATTGTGCCCATAAAATTTGTTTTAACACATTCATCTATAGCAAATTCGCATCTATCGATATGTTTTAAAGCAGCCATTATGATTATTATATCTGGTTGTTCTCTTAGTATACTACTTTCAACCCTGTCAAAATTACGAATATCTCCAATAATATAAGAAACCTTATCTGTTTTGTATTTTAAACTCATTTTCCAATGCTTACATTCATCTCTAGAATAATTAACAATCTTATTTTTATCTACGTATGTTTCTATAAATTTATTACCTAGAGAACCAGTTCCTCCAAATAAAAGTATTTTTTTATTCGCAATCATTTTATAATGCAATTTATCTTTTTAAATTAAGTTCTTTTATAAATTTAACTATATTCTACGATTGATATGTTGTAACTAAGTTTACTTGATTTCATTATCGTTAAATGCACTAGATGGGATTGTTATATATAATTTTAATTTAAAAACAAATCTATTGTATATAAATGCAAAATAATTTACCCAGTTATTTGGATATATATACAAATACTTTTAAAATTAATTCTTATTCAGCAGAACATCATATACAATACGATTTTGCAATAGATGAAATAAAAAAAATATATGACAATGAATCAACATTTACCTTAATAGATATTGGTTCAGGAAGAGGACATCTTATCAATCTAATTTTAAAAAATTTTAAAGATTGTAAAATAACTTCTGTCGATCTTGAAAAGTTTAATAACTTAGATATTAATTTTATAAAATGTGATTTATCATCTGTTAATGATAGAAATACTCTAACAAATAAAAAATACGATGTGTTAACATGTACAGATGTATTTGAACATCTCGATAAATCATTCATAGAAGAAGTAATTGTATCATGTTCATTGCTATCAAAGGAATGCATATTCGCTATAGCAAATCATTCTGATATAATTAATAATATTGAATTACACACTATTCAAGAAAATGATTCTTGGTGGGAAAAATATCTTTTAAAATATTTTGAAATAAAATGCAAAAAAATTGAATACAATGGAAAGCTTTATATGTATAAATGCAAATCACTACTTTAAAACAAATTGTAAATGTATAATGTAATTTTTAAACTGCATATATAGTTTAAAAATTATTTATTTTTAATTTTTACAATATACCAACTAAAATTTTCTTTGCCATAGTGATGTATTGGTCCATTTATAGATATAACAGTTTTATTTGCTTCGTCAATAAATTCCAAAATTTTATCCAATGATCTGAAATAATGTGTTTTATTTTTAATATTTTCTTTTAATATTTCTGTAGGATTTTCATTTTCTCGTAAAAAAGCAAATTGAAAAGAAAAATATCCATTATCCTTTAATTTAATTTCTTTTATAATTCTTCTAACTTCATTATCATCGCAATGTTGAAACACCAAATTTGATATAGCAATATCTACTGCTTCTATATTTTTTAATTCTGACGTATGATATGTTTTTGCTACATCTTTTATATTATCTAATGCTACATTCGATATATCACAAGAATATACCTCATTACCTAACTCATTTAAATATCTGGTAAGATTTCCCATACCTACGCCTAAATCTAATACTTTTAGATTAGAAATATTCTTATTTATATTATGAATTTTTAATATATCTTTTCCTGAATAACAACCTGATAACCACCATTTATTTTTTTCTTTATGCTGAGTATCCCAAAAATTTTCCAATTCCATTTATTACTAGTATAATTTTTTTTTTTAAATATCATTTACACCATACATTAAATTATATACCTCTTTATATCTATCTGGATTAGCTCTTAATAATCTTAATTTATCCTTTTCTAAGTCTACAGGATCTTCAGGTCTCAAAACAAAATAAGCTTTTACTTTTTTGTTTTCATCGGCAAAATTTTCACTTAAATAAGAGATTGTAACAAAAATACGCTTAACATCCTTATCTAAACATTTAACAGGTGTTGGATTTCCATGCCAGGAATAATCATTGCATGTAAATAAAATTAGTCGATTAAAAAATGGCTCTATCAAATCAATCCTTTCACTGATACTATTTTTATCTCCTTTCCAGATCTCTAACTGACATCCGTATTCTTTTTTCCAATTGTTACTCAAATATATTCCAAGAGTTAATTGTTTTTTAAGTTTATTTTCTGGATGTAAACCAGCATCCGTATGAATATCAAGTTTATCTCCTGAATCATACTTATGAACTCCCCAGAAATTTCTATTATCATCTAGTAATAGTTTATACCCACATAAGTTTGATAATTTTGAAACAAATTCTTCTGTTTGTAATTCATCAAATAATAACTTTAAGTTTGGAGGAAAATTATACTTATCTCTTAAAGTATATTTTTGTTCGAATGGATTATTATATCTATCCCACTCACTATCTGGAATATTTAGTATTTCTTGTTGTAGTAAATATGCAAAATTTTCATTAAGAAAATTATCTTGTTTCATATAGGGAAAAGGTTTCGTATTTTGATATTTATCTGGATGAATAGATATATCTGAGAACATTTTATTTAACTATGGTAATATTTTAAATTAAAAATTAATTTAAAATATTTTATTTAAGAAACTTTTCAATGTATTCTATAATTTTATAGCTTGTAGTTCCATCTCCTAGCCATTCTATATTCATATTATTTTCATTGCTATCGATCCAGTTAAACGCTGTACTATAATCATTTAAATTCAATTTAAAACTACAATTGTTTTCATAGCTTTGAGGTCTTTCTGTGAACTCTCTTGGTACTATTACTTTAGTATTTAATAAAGCAGGCTCTTCTTGACCTGTACCACTATCACTAATTATAAATTTAGAATTATATACCATACTTAAATATTCTTTATAAGGTAGCAAAGGAATTATTTCGATTTTTCCTAGATCTATCTTTTCTTTATCTATAATGTCTTGCAATCGTTTGAAATACAGCATTTTAACAGGAATATTATATCTAGTTATACTATCATTTGCAAATTGTAAAATACTTTTTAATCTATCTATGTACTTAAAATTTTCAGGCCTATGAATATCCAATAAAATTGTATCTAATTTTTTAGGAGTATTTAGAATTTCATCTTTAAAAATATTGAATGGTTCCACTATGGTATTACCAACTACATATACGTTATCGATAATATTTTCGCGCTTTAATTGCTCCTTATAATCGTCATGATACACAAATAATATATCGCTACAATGGTCACATACTGTTCTATTTATCTCTTCTAACATTCTTTTATCAT